CACCTCTTGTTCATGCTAACGCAAGAGGAACGTCCGCTAGCCTTTAGATGCTCGCCGTAGATTGGATCACTCCAGTCCGCGGTAAGCGTCTTCAGCAGAGCATAGGGCCCATCAATCTCGTATTGGTGAGCAGGACTCTTCAGGACAAAGGTTTGTACCTCTGTTCTTTGGAGTTTAGGATTCCATCGAGTCCTCGGCCTATTACGGGTCGAGGGGTCAAGATGGAGCCATCCTAGCCCTGACGATGATTCATCCACAACAGGGAGGGTGCCTAAGGCACTCTCGATCTCCTGTCGCAGAAACTCTGCAGTTCTGGTCATACCGCCCTCCTGAAGGAGGTTAGCGGAACTAACCAGAGAGCTGAACCACCGAGCATCACGCTCGAGCGTGTCAACATCCACACGAAGATAGACCGGGTTAACCGGCCTACCACGGTAGAAATCCCCACCGCAACTCTCCCGGAAGTATCCGGAAATGAAAGTCTTAGAGGGGTTGACCTTGAGACCATAGGCTTCAAGGTCAGACACGACCGAGTTAGCGTAGTCCGTGGGAACGATGATATCGTCCCCATAGACGCGAAAAGCACCCTGGCAGTATGCCAGGGCGCGATCCATTGATCCGATTTCACGAGCGATTCGATCAAAGGCAATGGCCGTAAAGACCATCGCTTCAACCGGAAAGCAAGTGGCGGAACCCATCGAGGCGAACTTCCTTAGGTGGATTTCTTCACCATTGGGAAGCAAAGCCTTCCGAGAACGACTCGCGTCAAGGGCAGCCAGAACATCTGGCCACCAGCTGAACAGACTAGAAACTAGACTGAAGGCTACGCGGTCGCTGGCATCAGTAAGGTCGATCGTCGCTGTTAGGCGAGTAACCGACCCTTGTTCAGCCAAGTGCTTATTGGGAGTCTGATCGGTAAATCCGATCAGTGAAGCACTCCTAGGATCCTGCTCGAGTAGCGGGACAAGAGCGCGCATGAGACCCTGCTGTGCATACTGCATGGCAGAAGGCTCGATGGCGATCAGACGCGGCTTCCGCCGCGTCTTGGGCACAGGAGTGACCTTCACAGGTCGCTCCTCCGATTCGTCGAGGTACCTTGGTTGGAATTCTTGGAAGTACTTCCAACTAGGTAAGCAGTATTCTCCGAAGGGGAAAATCTGCTCCAGGCGGTCTGGCCACTCACGCTGTTCGAACTTTTCGTTTCCGATAAGCCGATCTGCGGTAGCGCCAGGACCATGCCCGACTGGAAGCTCAAACGCGTTGATTCGCGCCGTGAGCCTCTCCAACTGACGTCCAAACAAGAACGCGAATGTCCTCTTCAAAGAGGAGGACGCTTCAACATTCGTAAGCTCGGCGTCAGTCTCGACAAATTTCCGCAACTGCGCGGTGACTCCCTTTTGCGGGCACACCTCGAAGATCTTCTTAAAAAACAAATATGACAT